GATGATGATATGGGTGATGATATTGGTGATGAAGAAAATGATGATGAACCTATCACATTAAAAGTTATTCAAAAATTGACGGGTAAATTGACTCAAAAATTAAGAGGGTTTGAAGAAAATAACGAAGAACCTATGACATCTAAAGATATTAAATATGTAATTAATTCTGTTTTATCGGCAGTTGATATTGAATCAATTGATGAAGAAGATAGAGAAGACATTATGAACAAACTTGAAGGTGTTGAAGACGAAGAAGGTATGGGTGATGATATGGGTGACGATATGGGTGACGAAGAAGCTATGGCTCCTGAAGAACCTACAGGTGAAGTTGCTGAAGTTGAAGAATTTGACGTTGACTACGAAGAAGATTATGGATTTGTTGACGACTTCGAAACGGACGCTCCAACAAGAGAAAAAGAACGTATTAGAACACCTGAGAGAGAACGTGAGAGAGAACGTGAAAGAGAGACCGAAAAACCAATTAGAAGAATGCCAAACCCTTACGACCCAGGTACAAGAGAAGAAGAATTACCAAACCCTGAGGCTAAAAGAGGTAGAAACACACCTGAAGTTCATGGTGGTGGTGAGAGACAAAAACATTTTTATGAAGTAGGTATTGAAGGTCGTAAAAAACCATACGATGTTCAAGATTTTAATTTTAGTCTTAACGAATCAAAAGTTGATAAAGTATTGTCAAAATACTTCATTACTGAAAATGAATCAAAAACAAAAAAACCAATCAATGAAAATTACAGAAAACAATCAGTTAATGTGGTTCAAGAAATGGTGTCGGTTAAGTTTATGAAAAAATACCCAAATTCTAAATTTGTTGGTAAAACAAACAAAGATAATTTAGTATTTGAAAATAATAATAAAACAATACGTATTACACCAAAAGGTAATATTATATGAGTTATTTAATCTATGTTAATGAATTAGGTCCAAACTATAAGGGGGATAATACTTATGAATTTATTTTCTCAAATAGTTTAGAAGAAATTTGGGGGGACAGTTGGGAATCCAATCCTGCGAATGGATACCCATCCCCACCTGATTTAAATTTCATTAACAAGGTTGGGACTTTAAAGAGTAATGAAGTAACATTATCCGTAATCCAAAAATCAGATTATTTCTCAATGACAGATTGTATGGATGATGTAATATCATTGGCTTGGGAAAATGAAATAGATGAAATTGATTTCACAATAAAAAAACGATTAGTTTTTAGATTTGGTGAGACTGAACAATCAGTAAAAAATAAATTATATGAACGAGATATCGTTTTAGAATTTGAAAAAAAAATAGTTTATGAAAATTAACGAAAAAATATTACGTTTAGTTAAACACGGTCTTAAAGCCACGAATCTAACTAAATTAAACGAATCACAAATTAACTCATTATATAGTAGGTTAGTTGAACAAACGGTTAAACAAACAACTTCATATGAAGTAACAGGTGTTGACCCAAAAAAGAAATATTCCGTAACTCCTGACCCAAAAAAACCTAACACAGTTAAATTAAATCCTGTAACTGAAAAAACAGAAATTGATGAAAAATCAGTTTCTAAAAAACAACACGGATTAATGGGTGCCGCTTATTCAGTTGAAAAGGGTGATAAAGAATTAAAAGACATTCCAAAAAGTTATAGAGGTAAAGTTAAAAAAGTTGTTGATTCAATGTCAAAAAAACAACTTAAAGATTTTGCTAAAACAAAAACCAAAGGTTTACCTATTGAGATATCTGAAGATAATAAATTTGACGTTTCTAAGGCAATACAACAAAATTTTGCCAATTACTATAATGTTTTAGCACAAAAAAAACAAGCGGTTCCTAAAATTGCGAGTGTTGGTGAATCAGAATTAGAAAAAGAAATAACAAGATTAGTTGAAAGACATTTAACCCCAAAGATGACTAAGAAAGATTTTATGAATATAATTGAGAACAATGTTATTATTTCAAGAGAATCTGAAATGAATGAAGAGTTTGAAGATGATATGGCATTACCATCTTGGTTACGTTGGGAAAATATTTCTAAAAAATAATTTTATCTAAAATAAATAAAAATGAGTTTAAACAGTAAAGTAGAGAAAATTTTAAAGATTAAAAATACTTTAGAAAAGAAAATGATGAATGAAGGTTTAACTAAGTCTGAAAAAACAATCTTAGATAAAGTTAGGACTCAGTTAATTGAAGCACCTATTGATTACACAGGTGCGGGTGGTGCTAGAATGTCAAGAGATTTACAATCTAAAATTGAAGGTGGTAACACTGATTTTAACAAATTAGGAATCAGTACTGAAACTATTGAATTTTTATCAAGTAAAAGTTTTGTTGATTCGGTAAAAAAATTACAAAGAATATTAGGTGATAAATCTAGAATCGCCGAAGGTGACCCTCAAAGTGCGTTTATGGCGTTAATGAGTAGTGCAACATCATTGGGCTTTAAAATTTCATCGTTACAACAAGGTAGTTCTAAACAAATTGAACAATTAGCATCTAACTTAATTCAACAATATTTTAATTTACCTGATAACGCTATTAAATTAATTCCACATTTAACTTCTTTCGGACCACAACGTAAATTGAAAGGTATGAGAACTGAACCTAAACAATTCTCCGATGAAGAAATTAAAAAAGCATTTTATAATGCCGATAGACATAAAGAAGAATTAGAAAAATTTGCTGAAGATTTTAAAGATTTAGGTGTTGAATTTGATTACTCAAAAGGTGATGAAGTTGTAACAAAAAAAATTGAACAGGAGGCATTAAAAACTTTTGAAGATGAAAAAGCAAAAAGACGATATATTAATTCAATTAATAAAGGATTTGCATTCAATCTTGGTGAATTATATGAAGAATTAAATGACTATATTAGTAAAATTAATCCTGAATTAAATGAGTTATATGCTGCATCACAAGCTATTATGGAACATTTGTATTGGTTATACCCTGACTTACAACAAATGGCGGCCGGTGGTGGTGGTCAATTGGCTCAACATCAAGTTACAAAACCTGACGGTTCAACTGAAAAAAGTAATGATGAAGAAGGTTTTGATGAAGAAGGTTTTGATGAAGAAGGTTCTGATGAAGAAGGTTCTGATGAAAATGAGTTTAAAATGGGTAGTGTAAATGGTGATGAAAAAGGAAGTGGTGAAAAAACTCAACAAGGTCCGTATACCATTGAAGCATTTGGACCTACATTACCGTTATTAATTCACGAACTTTTATTAGGAGTTGCTAAGTATTTCAGTTGGTTAGGTGGTATAGAAGGTAAAGAAAAATCAAAATTGATTATCCAATCAACAGATACTTTAGGTAATGAGGTTTGGAATTCATATATGGGTAAAGTATTTTTTAAAGAATTAATGTTAAGATTTAAAGCTTTAAATGACGAATACGCATTACAAGATAAAAAAATTCAAAACAGAATATTATTATTCCTACAATTACATTTATCAATGTTAAATAAAGATGATTTAGAAATATTATTAAATGGTATACATAAAAACGATGAAAAAGTTATAAAAATTATTAATCTATTAGTTGAAGGTGCTATGGAACAATATCACGAACTTCATAAAAATATACCAGAACCAACTAAAAATTATGGTTCAGGTGTTGATTTAGGTGATGAAGACGATACCGATGATGATGATGATTTTGATTTTGGTGACGACGATGATGATGATGATGTCTATTAATATACATACTAAATAAACGATAAAGACCTCCAATTTTAATTAATTGGGGGTTTTTTGGTATTTATAATTAAAAAACTTATGAGTTTAACAAGAGAACAAGTTATGTTAGAATATGTTAAGTGTATGAAGGACACGTCCTACGCATTAAAAACATATCTACAAACATATGACAATACAGTTTCAAAATATGTTCCGTTAGAACTATTCCCTGACCAAATAACGTTACTACAGGATTACGAGGATTATAATGAAAACATTGCGTTAAAATATCGTCAGGCTGGTGTATCAACTGTAACCGCAGCTTGGATATCAAAAAAATTAGGGTTTGCTAAAAAAGAAAAACCTGAAAAAATTCTTATCATCGCCAACAAACTTGATACATCAATTGAGATGGCTAACAAAATTAGAATGTTTACCACACAATGGCCAAGTTGGGTAAATATAGGTATTGACCCCAATAAAAAATCAACAAAACATTGGAGATTAACAAATGGTTGTGAGGTTAAAGCCGTTGCAACATCAAAGGATGCCTTACGTGGATTTACCCCAACAATACTTGTATTTGATGAGGCGGCGTTTATCGAAGCTGACAGTGATTTCTGGTCAGCATGTATGGCATCCCTATCAACAGGGGGTAAAGTAATTGTGGTTTCAACACCAAATGGTAATGACCCAATTTACTATGAGATTTACGACCAAGCATTACGTGGTATGAATGACTTCAAAATTACGGAAATGTATTGGTATCGTGACCCTAGATACACAAAAGATTTATTTTTTGTTAAGACCGACGATGCTATCCATTATTTATTAAATAAAGAAGAGTACGGTCCTGATAAAATAATTGATTGGACTGAAAAATCATTTGATGAACGAAATTTTGAAGACGCTAAAGAATTAATTAACAACGGATACAAACCTTGTTCTGATTGGTTTGAAAAAATGGTGAAGAAACTTAAATACGACAAACGTAAAGTTTCTCAAGAGTTAGAATGTAACTTCCTTGGTTCAGGGGATAACGTATTTGATTCTAAATTAATGCTGAAAATTCGTGAGAATTATTTGATAGAACCCCAAAATAAAATGTTAAGTAATCAATTATGGATTTGGAAAGAACCGGTAATTGGTCACAAATACATAATGGGTGTCGATGTCAGTCGTGGGGATAGTGAGGATTTTAGTTCATTTCAAATTATTGATTTCGATACTCGCGAACAAGTTGCTGAGTTTGTTGGTAAATTACCACCTGACACTATGGCTGAGATTTGTTTTAAATGGGCAAATATGTATTCAGCGTATATTGTGGTCGATATCACCGGTGGTATGGGTGTTTCCACATCACGTAAACTTCAAGAATTAGGATATAAGGATTTATATGTTGATGGTGAAGATGTTAACAACTCTTGGAAATACAATCCGAAATCTGCGGAAAAAATTCCCGGAATAAACTTTAACAATAAACGTGTTCAAATCATTGCATCGTATGAGGAAGCTATGAGACACGAATTCAGAATTTATAGTCACCGTCTATATAATGAAATGGATACGTTCATTTATATCAATGGTAGACCTGACCACCAAAAAGGACGACATGATGACTTACTTATGTCTATTGCTATGGCAACATATGTGGGTGAAACGTCATTTAGTAAATTAAATAAAGTTACTGACCAAGCAAAGGCGATGATTGAATCGTGGTCTGTGAATAATAACACATCGGTTGGTAAAGATATTGACTTCAATCCTGTTTTACCAAACTATAATGATAGTCTTGGTCGAAATAATAAAAATAATTCAAATACATCTAAAGAAGATTATATAACATATGGTTGGTTATTCGGTAATTACGGACAAAGATAAACTATTTAGATATTGATATTTATAATTAAAATTCTTATATGGAAAATAATAACAATTTAACGGTTTGGCAACGATTAAGTAAAGCATTTGGACCCAATTCATTATTAAATCAAGATTACCCCACATATAAGTTCGATAAAAAGGAGTTATTAAAAACAACTTCAAAAGATGAGTATGAAAAAGAAAAATTACAAGCTCAACAAACTTTTTATTTAACTAATCAATGGGCAAAAATTGAGAGTAATTTATATTCTCAAGCAATATATTATGAACCAACTCGTTTAGCATCATTCTACGATTATGAATCAATGGAATATACACCTGAAATATCCGCAGCTTTGGATATCTATGGTGAAGAATCAACAACGGTAGACCAAAATGGTTTTATGTTACAGATTTATTCTGAATCTAAACGTATTAAATCAATATTAACCGATTTATTCAATAATAATTTAGATGTTAACACTAATTTACCTATGTGGGTTAGAAATACTTGCAAATATGGTGATAACTTCGTATATCTTAAATTAGATTCTGATAAAGGAGTTATTGGTTGTATGCAATTACCAAACATTGAAATTGAACGTTTGGAAAGAGGTATGGCCGCAAGAATTAATAATGCTGAAGAACCGGCTAATGCTAAAGGATTACGATTCCAATGGAAAGTTAAAGACATGGAATTTAATTCTTGGGAGATAGCACACTTCCGTTTATTGGGTGATGATAGAAAATTACCATACGGAACATCAATGTTAGAAAAAGCAAGACGTATTTGGAAACAGTTATTGTTATCTGAGGACGCTATGTTAATTTATAGAACATCAAGAGCACCTGAGAGACGTGTATTTAAAATTTTCGTGGGTAACATGGATGATAAAGATGTTGAACCATACGTACAACGTGTTGCAAACAAATTTAAACGTGACCAAATTGTTGATAGTAAAACAGGTAATGTCGATTTAAGATATAATCAAATGGCGGTTGACCAAGATTATTTTATCCCTGTTCGTGACCCAGCAGCGCCTAACCCAATTGAAACATTGGCAGGAGCACAAAACTTAGGTGAGATTGCCGACATCGAGTATATCCAAAAGAAATTATTAACCGCACTACGTGTTCCTAAAGCTTTCTTAGGTTTTGAAGAACCTGTGGGTGAAGGTAAGAACTTATCATTAATGGATATTCGTTTTGCAAGAACAATTAACAGAATCCAAAAATGTATGATTGCCGAATTAAATAAAATTGCAATTATTCATTTATTTCTTTTAGGTTTTGAAGATGAATTATCTAACTTTACATTATCATTAACTAATCCATCATCACAAGCCGACTTATTAAAAGTTGAAGCTTGGAAAGAAAAAGTTGCGTTATATAAAGAGGCGGTAACCGCAGTTGAAGGTATTGCACCAACATCTGTTACTTGGGCTAAAAAACATATTTTAGGATTCTCCGATGAGGAAATTAAACTTGATTTACAACAACAACGTGTTGAAAAAGCCGTTGGTGCTGAATTAACAAATACTGCAACAATCATTACACATACAGGTATCTTTGATAATATTGATAATCTATACGGAAATAAATCAGGCGGTACGCAAAATGCGGGAACAACACCTCCACCACCACCTGGTGGTGATATGGGAATGCCATCCCCACCTCCGGGTCCTGAACCGGGTGGTGATGCGGGTATGACTCCTGAATCTATTGATAAAAAAGATAATTTAAAAATATTATTAGAATCTGAAAATATGTATGATGAAGAAGAGTTCATTGATTTATCTAAAGGTAAAAATAATTTAGGTCAGATTGAAGATAGATTGAATAAACTTTTGGGTGACTAATATTTATATAAAAAACAACGAAATGAAATTTGGTATATTAAAAACAAAAATAGAAAATGTTTTATTAGAATCTTATAAAGATGGTTCATTTAAAACTGAAGTTAAAACATTTAAAAAATTGGTATTAGAAAATAAAAACATTAATAGATTGTATTACATCTATGATGATTTAACTTCTAATAAAGGTTTAAATAATGAGATTGCTAATGATTATATTAATGAAATGGTAACTCTTTATGAAAATACAATTAATAAAATTACTCCTTCAGACTTTAAAAAAGTTAATGATTGGGTAAAAAATTCTTCTGTGGTCGAAAATAACTATGAAGTTATTGATAACCTGTTTAGTAGTGGTGTTTTAAACTTAGAATCTAAAATTGGTAGTAAAAAGATTATCACAGAAACTATCACTAAAAAACCTACAACTGAAAAAGATATTGTTAAAGTCCCATTAAGTACTATGGTAACTATGGCGAACAAAACAATATCAAATTACATTGATGGTTTAAATGAGTCTGAAAAAAAAGAATTTAATGAGTTGTTATCAGTTGAGGATTCTGAATTAGAACCAAAGTATTCAACCATTAAAGAAAGTGTTGTTGATAAATTACAAACAATCTATAATCAAAATCACGACCACTCAACTAGAAAATCAATAACAGAAACAATTGAAAAAATCTCAACTGAAAAATACGATAAACTAAATTACTATAAGTTAAAAAACTTACACGACAACCTTTAATCTTTACTTGATTTAAAGTTTTTCTGAACGTGTTTAGCCTTGCTAAGCACGTTTCTTTTTATAACAGAGGGTTTAACAAACACTTTACGGTTAACTAATTCGGACATTTGTCTTGTTTTGATTACTTTACTCTTATATTCTTTAAGAGCTTTTTCGATATTTTTATCTTTATTAACTTTTACTACTATCATATTAAAAAACGGGTAATTTATTATTTTTTTGACTCTTAATGTAAATATACTTACATTTATTAAAAATAAACTGTTTCACGATGAAAAATAATGAAAAAAGGGAAAACCTCCAAAATCCAAGGATTTAAAACTGCTAAAGTTTTATTTGGTACAGTTGATTCTGTAAATCTAAAATCAATATATCTTAATATTCAAACTTGGGTCGAACCAAAGAAAGACGTAGAAAATTGGTCGAGAGTCGTTTTAAATTTGAGTAGGTCAATTAAACATTCAATTTACGATAAAGTAAAAAATTCATTTTTTGATGATAAATTCATTGTTGACTTAGATTTACGGTCGAGTGGGTTATCAATAAATAAAAAATCATTTATGAATTTAGAAATCAATTTTTATTTAAAAGATAATATAATACTAACGTTTAAAGATAAAGAAATTAAAGATTTATTAAAAAATATTACAACTAAAATATTTCAAGATAATTTAAAAAACAACCAATATTTTAAGTTTTATTTTTCTAAAACAAATAAACCAACCAATAAAACTGTCAAAACCGAAAATATTTAATATTTATTGTTAAACGAAACGATGAATTTAAAAATATTAAAACCATATGAGTCGGGTAAAGGTATCTTAATTGAACAAGATGCTGGATATATCTCCCCAACAACAGAACATAATAAATATATAATGGAGTCTAAAAACTTTTTAGACCATTCAAAACCATTTGAATTTTATGCCGTTCTACAAAAATATGACACACCAAATAGAAATGGTCGTGTATATCCTGAAAGGATTTTAAAAAGAGAATCTGAGAATTATAAAAAAATGATTGATAAGGGTGTTTCATTATCAGAATTGAATCACCCCGAATCTTCATTAATAGATTTAGATAGAGTTTCACATATAATCACTGATGTGTGGTGGGATGGTAATATCTTAATGGGTAAATTGAAACTTTTAACAAGTCCTGGTTTTCACGAAAGAGGTATTGTATCAACTAAAGGTGATATGGCTGCCAACTATCTTAGACAAGGAGTTACTTTAGGTATATCATCAAGAGGTGTTGGGTCATTAAAAAAAGTTGGTGAAAGAAATGAAGTTCAAGATGACTTTGAGTTAATTTGTTTTGACTTAGTATCATCACCATCAACACCGGGGGCTTATTTATTTTTAAACCCTGATGAAAGAGGTAATTTTGAAGAAAATATTGAAGAAGAAAAAAAATTCAGAGAAGAAAGTGAACCGTCAACTAATAAATCACTTGACTTAATGAAAAAATTGAACGATTATTTGGGAAATAGATAAAATAATTTAATATGGAACAAGGAGAAAAGTATTTTGTAGCAAAAATTAGTTCTGATTTATTAGACACTGAATCAGGTAAAGTTAAAAAAATGAGAGAAGAAAAATTAGTTCTTGGTTATACACCAACTGACGTTGAAGCCAAAGTCACTAAACTTTATGAAAACTATTCTATGGATTGGAGAATCACAGGAATCGTTGAGAGTAAAATTGATGAAGTTATCGAATAATTTAACTTAAAAATAATATCAGTTTAAAGGGGAAGACATTAGTCTTCCCTTTTTTTTTTAACTAAAAAAATCATTAATAGTTATTTTTTTTTTCATAGTCAACTGTAAAAAATAGTTTTTTTTAAATTTCTTAATATTTATTTAGAAATAAAAGAAACATTTTTTTAAATGGCAAAAGAAAAAACATTAGTTGAAGAGACTTTTATCCAAATGAAGAATTTGGAAGAAGCCGTTGCACAAAACGCAAAAGGAATACTTGCATCTACAATGAAGCAAGAAATCAAAGACTTAGTAAAAGAATCTCTATTCGAACAAGAAGAAGATGAGATTGAGAACACAGATGTTGAACCTACAGATGATGTAGAGGATACTGATAATCTTGAAGATGAAGAAGAATTCTCAATCGGGGAACCTATGGGTGATGAAGAAGAACCAATTGATTTAACTGACCCAGGTGTTAGTAATGATGAAGTTCTTAAAGTATTCCAATTGATGGGCCCTAATGATGAGGTAATCGTTGTTAAAGACGGTGGTAATATTAATCTAAAAGATACAAAAACAAATAAAGAGTATATGATTGTACAAGAATCAGATAACGAGTTCGATGAATTAGATGAAATGGACGAATTCGATGAGTTAGAAGAATCAGATGAGTTTGATGAGTTAGAAGAATCAGATGAGTTTGATGAGTTAGAAGAATCGGATGAGTTTGATGAGTTAGAAGAATCGGATGAGTTTGATGAATTAGATGAAAACACAATTGATGAAGTTTTTAATGAAATCTTTAACCAAGATTCTGAAGAAATGGATGAAATGGTTGGTGTTGATTATCTTAATCCTGAAGATGGAGAAAATAGTGAAACTCTTTACGAACTTTATTTGGATGATGAAGAATCTGAAGAAATGGAAGAGGACTTATACGAATCTAAATCATTTAAAGCAAAAGGTAAAGGTTTCGGTTCACCTAACAAATTTAAATATTCTTCAAAACCTAACCAAGAAGGTGGTTTTAAAACTAAACAAAAAGAAGGCCCTAAATCAATTGGGACAGGTAAAGCTAAATTTACATACAAAGATGGTGAAAATTTAGATGGTGAGTTTAAAATTAAACCTAAGAAAAAAGTTGAGGCTAATGAAGCATCAAGAACTTTAGGGTCAGGTAAAAGATGGGGTAGAGAAGGTTTAGATAAACCAAAAGCAGCTCCAAGACATTTAAGAAAAGAATCAGTAGATAGTGAAGTTAAACTATTAAGAGAAAAAAATGAGGAATACAGAAACGCATTAAACGTATTTAGAGATAAATTAAATGAAGTTGCGGTTTTCAATTCAAACTTAGCTTACGCTACACGTTTGTTTACTGAACATACAACAACTAAACAAGAAAAGATATATATCTTACAACGTTTTGATTCTGTAGAAACTATTAAAGAATCTAAAAGTTTATATCAAACAATTAAGCAAGAATTAAATAAAGATAATTCTAGCAAACCAATCAATGAATCAGTCGAAAAAACTTTTGATAACACACCTTCAACAGGTTCGGCTATTAATTTGATTGAATCAAAAACTTATGAAAATCCACAATTCTTACGAATGAAAGATTTAATGGGTAAACTTAAATAAAAAATAAACTAAAAACAAATAAAAACAAAAAAAACACAATGGGTGCATTATTAGAATCAGGTCTAGTTGGTAACATAGGTTTAAAACATTTAAAAGTTATCAAAGAAGACACAATTAACAAATGGGATAAATTAGGTTTCTTAGATGATTTAAAAGGTCACTTGAAAGAAAACGTAGCTCAGTTATATGAAAACCAAGCGTCTTTCTTAATCAACGAGGCAACTTCAGAAGGTTCAAACGGAGCGTTTGAAACTGTAGTTTTCCCAATCGTGAGAAGAGTATTCTCAAAATTATTAGCTAACGATATCGTATCGGTTCAAGCTATGAACTTACCTATTGGTAAATTGTTCTACTTTATCCCTAAAATTCAAGGGTACAATGCAGCAACTGCAAATGGTGGTGAACACTTCCAACCAATTGGTGCTCCAGGTTCAACAACTGATGTTAATTCAGGATACAACGATGGTAACGCATACTCTAAAAACTTGTATGATTTATTCTACGAAGGTGCTGAACCAGGATTAGACCCAGCAGGTTTATTTGATTATTCAAAAGGAACTTGGACAGCGGTAACTGCAACTGCAATTACTCAAGTTTGGAATGGTTCTACATTAGTTGATGGAACAACAAATTTAACAGGTAACCAAAGAAAAGTTATCATCAAATTATCAGGATTCTCAAATGTTGGTGATGGTAAATTAATTGGTCCTGATGGACACGAAATGGATACTGAAACTTTCTTATCTGATTTAAAAGTCCTTAAAGGTGCTGGAATAACTGTTGACGCGGCTTCACCATGTGCACTTCCTTCAAGTACACCGTTATTATTTAGAGTTGTTACTCAAAAATATGGTAAAGGAATTGTTCAATATGGTGCTCAAGAAGGGACAACATTTGGAACAGGTGTAGGTAACAGTAATGGTGGTTCATTCTACAATATCTGTGACGCTACAGGAGTTATCTATTTAGAAGTTGATTTATCTTGTCCTGCATGTGTTGGATGTGGTGCTGATACTTTAGATGGTTACACAGGGACAACAATTTCTGCATTAACTGCAGCAACTGCGTTCAGTGCAACTTACAGAAGATATAAAGAATTAGAATTCGAAGACAAAATTGGTGAGGTATCTTTCGATTTAGAATCTGTTACAGTTTCTGTTACTGAAAGAAAACTAAGAGCACAATGGTCTCCTGAATTAGCTCAAGACGTTGCGGCATTCCATAACATTGATGCTGAGGCTGAATTAACGGCTTTATTGTCAGAACAAGTTGCGGCTGAAATTGACCGTGAAATCTTACGTGACTTACGTAAAGGTGCGGCTTGGAACTTACGTTGGGATTACAACGGATGGAGAAGAGTAACAAACTTAACAACATCTTATACTCAAAAAGATTGGAATCAAACATTGATTACTGCAATTAACCAATTGTCAGCACAAATCCACAAATCTACATTAAGAGGTGGGGCTAACTGGATTGTTGTTTCTTCTGAGGTTTCAGCTATCTTTGATGATTTAGAATACTTCCACGTATCTAACGCGTCTCCTGAGCAAGACCAATACAACATGGGTATTGAAAGAGTTGGTACATTAGCAGGTCGTTACCAAGTTTACCGTGACCCTTAT